GTTTAATATTAAATTAAAGCGACACAGCGAGGTTGAAAGATGAACGGAATTACAGTCGAAATCCGACCTGACGGACGGCTCTCGAAGAACGGACTCCGACGAGCCAACTGGCAGGAATCCAGGCAACTGATCGCCCAGGCCAGAGAGGACGGTTTCGTCCTGGGCCGAATCGAGATGGATGATTCCTGGCAAACGCCGGATCAAGCGTCCGTCTCGATTGTCCAATACTACGCCCGACAGCCGTTCGATTTCGACGGCCTCGCCTGCGCCGTCGCGCCAACGATTGATGGATTGGTCGATTGTGGTATTCTTGCGGACGACGACCCCGCCCACATCGTTCGATACGAACTAAGTCACTGCAAGGTTAAGACGATGGCAGAGAACCGCGTCACGATCACCGTCCGGCCCATTCTCGGCCCGTAGTGCGACCCCTTATTTCGTTAATTTCGTAAAAGGGAGGCAACCATGTCGAATGCTTATAATGACCACATGCTCACACGTCGGAACTTGCGCTGTCGATACTGCGGCAACCCACCAGCCAACAACAAACAGGGGCAATGGGGACGCGCTTGCTCTGGCTGTAAAGGCTCCCTCACGCGGATGCTAAGATCGGGCAAGTACGGCCCGACCTACGCGAAGGCCACGAAGGAACGCCTCAAGGCAATGACCTATGACCATATGACGGCGAAGTGGGTCGCCACCTCGCCCGTGGGCGAATAGGAGGTGGGATGATATGAGCGAGGCATTGCATTGTGACTGTGGCGTTGAGAGGGATGGTAGCCATGAGTCTGATTGTCTCGTCGGGGCTATCCACGGGGTGGCCCGTGCATTGAGACTCCTGGGCAATCATGACGCGGCAACGTCGATGGGCGCAATCGAAGCCCTCGGCCTGACGATTACCAATGCGGCGGTCACTGTCGCGTCCGGCCTGGGAGAAATAGCGGACGCCGCCAGTGGGGAGGGCTAATGCCGAAGCGTAAACAGCCAGGGCATTACCCAACGGCCCAAGTCAGGGCCAACGCCGAAGTGCGGCGTTATGAGACGCTCGAACTCTACAAGGGCGGCATGACTGAGGTGCAGATCGCCGAGCGGCTGGGCGTCTCGAAGGCGTTGGTTCATAAGGACATCAAACGCGTTCTGAGCGACCTTGCCTCCAGGCACGCGGGGACGGCTGACGCGATACGCGCTCTCCAGATGGAGCGATATAGCGACCTCCTTAGCCGCTGGTGGTCGCAGGCTTTGGAAGGCGACGAGAAATCGACGCGGATGGTGCTGTCGATCATGCACCGGATCAGCGAGATCAACGGCGTGATTCCGAAAGACCCGCTCATCACAATTGACCAGCGATCCATACACCTGACGCAGGGCGAGGTGACGTTCAGCATCGAGGCCGCAAGTGACAACTCAAACGGTGATAGCCCCGAACATCTCCTATCGCAGACCTTCCCTGTATCCGAAACAGGAAGCGGCGATATTCAGCGGTGAACGATACAGCATAATCGAAGGAAGCACGAAATGCGGGAAAACGGTGGCCTGCATTGCGTGGATTCTAGAACAGGCAATGCACGGGCGTCCTGGCCAGGCGTATTGGTGGCTCAGTCCCGTCTACCCACAAGCCAAAATCGCATATCGCCGACTCAAGCGCGGCATCCCTCAAAGCCTATACACCTCCAACGAAAGCGAGATGACCGTCACCCTATTGAATGGCGCTGTGATCAGCTTCCGGTCTGCCGAGAAACCCGACAACCTATACGGTGAGGATGTCTATGCCGCTGTGCTGGACGAGGCGACCCGTATGCGAGAGGAGGCTTGGCACGCGATACGATCCACCCTGACGGCGACTCGCGGCCCTGTGCGGATCATTGGCAACGTCAAGGGCAGGCGCAATTGGGCTTACCAGCTTGCCCGTAGAGCCGAGGGAGGGGAAGTCGGGTGGCATTATGCCAAGCTGACGGCGGCAGACGCTGTGGAGGCTGGCATTGTGGCTCAGGAGGAGGTAGCCCAGGCCCAGCGACAATTGCCCGACGCCGTGTTCCGCGAACTGTACTTCGCGGAGCCAAGTGATGACGGAGGGAATCCGTTCGGTCAGGAGGCGATCCGTCGTTGCATCGGAGACATCAGCGGGAAACCGCCCGTCGTCTATGGCGTCGACCTCGCCAAGAGTATCGACTGGACTGTGGCGATTGGCCTCGATGATGACGGCGCGGTCTGTCGGCTGGATCGCTACCAGTGGCCCTGGGAGGAGACTGTTCGGCGGCTCACCCAGGAGGTCGGGGCGATCCCTGCGATTGTGGACTCCACTGGCGTGGGCGACCCCATCGTGGAACGGCTCCAGCGTTCGCTCTCGAACGTCCAGGGCTATCACTTTTCCTCAAGTAGCAAACAGAAGTTGATGGAGGGCTTGGCGGTGGCAATCCAGACAGGGGAGGTGCGCTATCCGCAAGGGCCGATAGTTTCCGAGTTGGACGCCTTCGCTTTTGAATACACCAGGACGGGCGTCAGGTACTCCGCGCCAGAGGGGACGCACGACGATTGCGTGATGGCTCTCGCTCTGGCTGTGCATGGCCGGACGAACGCGCCAGGGGTCGGGGTATGGTGATAGAGTCAGGCCAGCGACTACACCGTCGCTCTGGGCAATGTGTTAACAGTTGTCAACCAGAGGGGGCAAATTGATCCTCAAGGAACTCAGGTGCGGGACTTGCGGGAAACTCCTCGCAGAGAAGGCCGCGCCAGGGACGGTGATCGTCTGCCGCCGATGCAAGACGAGGAACGAGGTTTAGCATGGCGATGGACGAGGATTTTTTCGGGATTCTGGCCTTCTTTGGCGAACATGGCGCGTACTGTGTCAAGACAGACACAACGCCGATGAGTGTCGACCTTGCATTGCCGAAGATGTTTCACAACGAGCATACTGCGTTATTCATGTTGCGTCGTTATTCGGAGGAGTTGGAGATTTTATTCAACCGCAGAGACGAAGGCTTGCCAACAATCGAAGTTTGACGGCAACTAATTGCCGATGGTATCTTGGTATCTGGTGGCCTATTCCGGTGAGTGTCCGAACCGGAGGAGGCCGCTTTGGGTTTTTGGGACACTTGGTTCACTAAACAGAACGAACTGTCGACGACGGTTCCGCTCAATATGGGCGCGGGGATCGCGTCATATCCTGACGCTAATTACGCGAACTTCGCCTCCGAGGGCTACGCCAAAAACGAGATCGTCCACGCCTGCATCCGCGAACTGTCGATCTCTGCCGCCACTCCCAAATACCACATCACAGCCCCATCCCGTGACGGCGGTATTGTCGAGGTTGGGAGCGGCTTGCTCTACGACCTCATCACTACGCCAAACCCGCACACCGACTGGTATTCGTTTATCGAGCGATTGGTTACGTTTCTCATGGTTGCTGGCAACGCCTACGCCGTGAAGGAACGGGGCAGAAACGATCAGGTCAACGCCCTGTATCTACTGCGCCCTGATCGCGTGGCAATTGTTCCAGGCGACTACGGGGCGAGGGGATATATCTACACCGTGGGCGGCGTGGAGTATTCCATCGACGTTCGGGATATGTGCCACCTCGCCCTCCCGAATCCTGGCGGGGATATTTACGGGCTGTCGCCTCTCCAGGTCTTGAGTCGCACAGTCAACCTTGATCTGAACATGACCGACTTCGCCAAAGTTTATTTCCAAAACGCCGGAGTTCCCAGCGGCTTGCTCAAGGTCAAGCGACGCCTAACCTCCCAGGAGGAGGCGTCCACCATTCGGGCGCGATGGCGTTCACAGTTCGGCGGGGCCAATAACTTCCACCGGATCGCCGTGCTGGACGACGACGCCGAGTATCAGCCGATGTCAAACTCTCCGAAAGATATGGCTCTTGAAGGACTCCACAACCTCACCGAATCCCGCATCTGTGCGGTGTTCGGCGTCCCTCCGATCCTGGTAGGAGCGAACGTCGGCCTGCAACGCTCGACGTATAGCAACTACCGCGAGGCGCGTCTGGCGTTCCACTCCGAGACACTGGAGCCGCTCGTTGCGCGAATACTGCGTTATTTCAATCGAAACCTATTCGCCGAGTACGGCGGCAACGAGACGCTGGCGGTGGATTGGTCGGCGATGAGGGCTGTTCTGGACGATGCGGCGGCGGCTTCTGCGCGAATAACTGCGTTATTTGCTGGTGGCCTTGTCACTTTGAACGAGGCGCGGGAGGAGTTGGGTTTCGAGGCCGTGGCTGACGGCGGCGTCCGGCGAATCCCGTCTTCCATATTCGAGGTCGCCGAGGGCCAATCTGCCACAGTTGCGGTTGAGGCCGCGCCCGTCGAAGTCGCGCCCGTTGAGGCCGCGATTTCCGCTCCGGTGGAGTTCAAAGCCCCGTCCGTCGCTCCCCGTGGCCGAATCCTCCAACGCCGGATACTTGAGGAGCGCGAGGAGGAGACGGACGCTCTGGCGGCGAAGCTACGTCGACACTTCCGAGGCATCCGCAATCGCGTTGACGGCATCCTGGGCCGTCATATGGAACGCCAGACCGATGAGATGAAGACGTTTCCGTTCGACGTTGAGGATATGTTGCCTCCTCTGGAAACCGGAAACCTGAGCGACATCCTGAGAGCGGCACAGGCCAAAGCCAGCAAGCGCACATTCCAGACCATCTCAAGCGTTGGCGTTGCGGGAGAGTTGGACTGGAGCGAAAAACTTCCAGTTATCCAGCGCATATTGAACACGGCTCCGGCCAGGGCGCAGATGATCCACCGCACAACCTCCAAAGCCATCCAGCGCGGAGTGAAGGTCGCCCTGGAGCGCGGCTACTCCGTCGAGCAACTGGCGCGTGGCGTTCCCGATGACAATTTCCCTGGCCTCCGATCCACTTTGACGGAGACGGACAATCGGGCGCGAATGATCGCCCGAACCGAAACGATGCGGACGCAGAACCAATCCTCCATCGGCTATTACCAGACGCAGGGCATGATGTACGTCCAGGCCGACGATGTGGACGGAGACGCGGACGATACTTACATCGACCCAGGCGACCCGTTTGGCCGCACATGCGCCGAACGGCACGGTCAGATTTACCAACTGGAGGACGCGGTTAATATCGACGATCACCCGAATGGAACCCTTAATTGGACGCCAATGCCGCGAGGGTATAAGCCCGAATCTGAGACGGGTGGAGTATCCATCGATGTCCCAAGAACGCCAGATCGTTCCGACCCTCAAGTTAGTGGGTTCGATCCTTCTCAATGGGCTGGCCCAACCGTCAAGACAGGTAAAGGTGTCAATCCCGCCGCCGCTGAAGGTGCAAATGCGTACATACGACAAACGGTAATGAGTATGAAGGGCAACACAGGGGAATATATTGCGAAGCTCTATGAATCGAATGCGACCTCTGTTCCGCAAATATTAAGTAAAAAGTCTAGAAGTTTCGTAGGTCGCGATCCTGTGACAGGTCAACGCATGCAAGCTGGCGGCGTTTATCACACAGGAAAAGATACCGTGAAGATCGCGGCAGGCAATATTGAACACTCCATTACACACGAAATGGGGCATCAGATAACATCGCAAAAGCATCTGGCGAATATGCTGGGAAGCAAAGAACGAGCCATTAAATTCAATAAGGAAATAGACGAGGCTTTCAAAACCGCAAAAGTTCGACAAAAACGATGGTTGTCAGACCCAGACGCGGCGGGTGGGTATCCCGCTGTTTCCGATTACGGCATGAAAACTGTCGACGAATATATTGCAGAGGGCTTCAAGTATGCAGTCCAGAACCCCGAAAGGCTGGCAAGGGTCGATCCTGAATTATCCAAAATAATGCACAGATATTTTGTCGGTAGCAAACCTGTGTCAGTTGACGATGTTTCGGGGTTCGACCCAGTGGCATATGCCCAACGATTGCGAGAAGCCCGTCAAGCCCATGCCCAACGATTGCGAGAAGCTAGGGGACAGCAATGAAATTTTACGTTCTGCGAATGAATAAGGGCGGAAGACCATCGAAGCGGATCGGCACGTTACAGTGGACATCTGACGAATGGGATTATAAAACCGAAGATAGTGAACTTTCGATTTTGCTAGATGAAGTCAAAACAACGGGAACAGTTTTTGTCGAAAGTTCGTTTGAGGAGGACGGTCAAATTTTTGAGTTCGTCGAGGAGAAAACCGATGCAACGGCATCCAATTTTCTGAGTGGGCTAGAAACATTACTGGAACGGGAATCAGAAAATCAGGCGATATGGATTGATACGAGCAACAATCTGGAGGCTACATGATTACCAAGACCCTAATCTCGGACGCAAAAGCAGTCGATGATGCCGAGGGCATCGTCGAAGCCTACACGAACACGATGGGCGTGGTTGACGCTGACGGCGACGTTGTCGATCCGACAGCGTTTGACCAGTCGATTCGTCAGAACCTCCCCATCCCTGTCCTGTCCGGCCATGACCAGGGGAAGCTAGTCGGCAAAGTGATATTCGCCCAGCCTCAATACATCACGGGCGACGAATATAGGTTATACACCCGCATGCAGTTCAACCTGAACACAGAGGCGGGGCGGGACGCCTACTCTAACGTCGCTGGCGATTACATAAGGGAATGGTCGGTTGGGTTCAACATACCGCAAGAAGGCGATATATCCCGTTCGCCCAGCGATACATCAACCATCATTCGGCATATCGACAACCTGGACTGGGTTGAAGTGTCCACGGTTATTCGTGGCTCCTCCCCGTCCACTGTCACCGTGGCGGCTAAGTCCGCCGACACCCATGAGCCAACAACCAGCGAGGCAGAGTCTACGGACGCACTCGACCCCGCCGCCTCGGACACGGCTGACGCCGCCTCCGACACGGCTCGGCGTCGATTGCTACTGGCGCAGACTCAACTCGCCATTAAACACCACAAATCCGTAACTAACTAAGGAGTCTTAATTGACCACCACATACGAAACCCGACAGGAAGCCAACGCGCTTCTCGTCCAGGCCGAGAAGGCTCTGGACGAGAAGCG